GGAACTTGTTTGCTAATCCAAGAGGGATTGTATACAAATACTTCCAAATATACCCATCAGAGGTCTCAAACGCAAGCGTAGAGAATCCTGTTGGTTTAACCGTAGAAGTAGCACCTTTATTATTAAAGAGACATGTGTAGACGTTATTTTGGTCTGTGAGGACATACCATGCACGATCATACACGTCTTCATCAGTGTCACGCCACATTGAGTAGACTGTACCTGATGTCCAGTTATGACGAGTGGCTACAGAAGATATATCTGTTGGGCCAACTTTTTTAGCACCAAACATTTCTCGGTGCGTTTGGTAGTTTAAATTTTGCGTAGTTTCAGTAACAAAGTTTGGATTTGGTTCGTTTGACCAATCTTCTGTTCTACCTATACCAACATAAAGTACAGTAGAGTTTTTTACAGTGCTGGTGTCATCATTGAAATCGCCAGAAGCGATGGTAGCATCTTCAATGAATGCTTCAGCATTATTGATTGACAATTCTTTTGTAGGGTATCTATAAACTGATGACATTATGTGACCTGATAGTAAATATTAGCACTACTTGCTGAAGTTGTATAGTACAAATTAGCAGTAGTAATGTTTGAATTTGACCACGCTGTAGTGGTATTTGCAAAAGTTGTATTCGTTACCTTATTTAGTCTCATCGTATAGAAAGTAGATGGGGCAATAGCAATAATTATTTCGCCACCATTAGCATAATGCGATGTCAATGAAGTGCCAGTTCCTGTTATATTGAAACTGTTTTGCGTTACAGCAACTGTTCCATTTGCTTTCTCTCTTCTCTTACTTTCGCTTGATGTAGCAACATTTAAAAACACGTTAGATTGCAATCTATATTTACCGAACAGTGCTTGACCTGCAGGGTGAACAAGTTTAAGTGCGATATCTCTATACCGTGCCAAAGCAACAGGTGATATAATTTCATACGAGAACTCTTGATAGAATCTACTGTCTTGTATTATACCACGAGAAGTAGACAAGTGACTCTTTGAAGAAGCATAATATCCTTCTGAGTTTGCAGCACCTGATAGTGTAACGACGCCAGTTGATTCTTCTGCCAACGCACGACCAGATGAAGCAATCGTTACAGTTTCTCCATCTTCATAGTTGAATCCTGAGTCAGACACTTTCGTTGAAACAACAGATCCATTCGCTCCAATTGTAGGAGTGACTACCGCATTATCACCAATCGTTCCATTATTTGTTAGTAACACAAGTGTTGCAGTTCCATCGTTAGTTTTTGTTCTAGTATCTTTCGATAAACCACCTTGCGTATATGATCCAGCGTAGGTTTCTATTTGAACTGCTGCATTATTAGCAAAGCTTGCAATCACACCTAACTCTTGCCATACTCTGACTGAGGTTTCGTAGGTGTTGTTAGCAAGTTGAGTAACTTTGATAAGTTCACCTGCTGTGTTAGAACCCATAACGTATGCTTGTGCGCCAGTGCTTGCCTGAACTATTTTATCACCAGCAGATAGAACTGTAAAGTTTGAATTTCCAGTTGAAAAATTTACGTTATTATTGTGTAATCTAAGAGTGAACTGTTTTATTTCTAGCGAAGAAACATCATTGTCCTTCAAAGTAACCGTTGGTGGTGTACGGTATCCTGACCCTGCGTTTACAGTAGATAGTGATTGTACAGTTCCGACGTTATATGACTTGAACGTAAAAGAATCTGCGAGTCGAGTATGCACATCTTCAGTTTCAACATTCGATGTTCTATTTTTAGCAACACCCACCACCGTAGCGGAACCAACCTTACGAATATTCTCGTTATTTGCAAATGCTTTTATCGGTCCACTTGAAAACTGACTTGTTAGATTTGAAGTGGAGTTTGCTGATAAGTGAACAAAGGTGTTTGCTAATGTTGTGCCGATTACTTTAGTTACAGTTCCAAACGCTTTAGAAGTAACACCAACCAACTCGTCACCAACAGCAATAGTAATTGTGTTTGCGATAGTCAATACATGACTGCCGAAAGTGTTTGCTGAGTATGTCGTTACATTTCCGACAGTAACTGCACTTGCACCTGAATTGAACTTCATGTTCAAACCTTCAAGTGCGGTAAACTTTTTGTATCCAGTAACTTTTAGATATGCATTGCCAGCAGTACTACTGATAATAGACTGAACCGTTGCATTTGCTAATGAACTATTTCCAAATAAGGAAGCACCAACAGCTATTGCCTTTGTATTAGCAACACGCAATACAGAGTTAGCATATTCGTGATAGTCTGATCCACTTGGAGTTCCCTCAACCACTGTTTCTGGAAATCCGTATCGAGGTGCAGCAATAATGGTATTGGCAAACCGCGCCATACGTCTTGGTTTGCTGTCGGCATTTGTTATACGTGGCGCAAGAGTAGAAAACTGCGTGAAGTTGTTTATTTTATTGCTGTTGATGAATACCGCAAAAGAGTTTGTCAGGTCTGTTGAATTCACAGAAAATGTTGCATCAGTTCCAAGACCACCTTCAACAGTAACCTCACTTCCAGGTGATGATGTAGTTGTTCTGTAACCAGAACCACCGTTGTCAATGGTAAATGTCAACGCACCATTTAGTTGTTCTACATTTGTTACAATAACTTTACCGAATAGTCCCGTTTTGCTAGATACTAAATCAACCAAGTCTCCTGTTTCATATCTTGCACCACCTGTAGATATTGTAATCGTGCTGATGCCAGCATTAATAACTGGAGTTTGACCATCTGAGTTGGTGTCAGTAGAAAGTCTAATGTTTTCTAAATTACCAAATGTGCCAACGATATTAGACAAAAGAATCTGCATAATATCTTTGCCACTAATTCTTCTGCGAATAATATCTTCTACTAGAGCAGTTGCACCTGATTCTGCACCAATGATTTCTTTACCAATTAACGAATAGTTTGCGTCATCATATTGAGTTGTCACATAACGATCTATAACCCAATCACCATCGGAAACAATTAATATCTGATCAGAAGGTAGATTGAGATCAATATCTTCACCAAACACCGCACGGAACATCAACTTATATGCTTCAAATGTTCCTCTTGATTCGTTGAAATACTTTACATTTTTAACTGCAAGTTTCTTATCTGCTAATATGCTTGTTGGAACAGAGGGTAAAAATGTTTTGGTGAAGTAATCAATAAAGTCGTTTGTTGTGGTGCTTATGTCACGATACGATTCTAAATTACGAATCGCATCAGACATCTGACCTGTTGTCTCCATCCAAGCATAGTATGCTTCTATAAACTGAAGAAAGTTTGCACCATCTTCTTTATAGAATGATGGAAACTGAGATGCTACCAGTTTCGATATTTTGTCATTGACTGCCATTATTCAAACTCGCTGATTGCTGTTATATCTGCATCAACAGATTGCATGATTAGTATCTGTTCCCTAAGTGGTGAAACATCTAAAGTATCTGGTGTAGCGTTTATCTTTAGTTGCGTTCCAACGATGCTACTTACTTTGAAGTTAGACAATGAAATCTTACCAGTTGTATAGTCTATTGTTCCAATACTAGAGTTTTGTATAACCTTTGTGTTCGTGTCATCAAACCGAAAAACTCTCACTACACCTAATCCATCGTCATCCAAGAAACAGTTAAATGTTTCAAATAAAAACTGAGTAGAAGATAGTGTAGATGTTCTAATAGGATTGTTAAATAATATATCAATACTTTGCGCTAGATTTAACGTTGGCGATATGCGTTTTTGCATCTGAACCGAAGCATCGGTATTTAATACTTCTGCAACAGTCAAATTATCTAAAACACGAACAAACCGCGAGAATCTAAATCGTTTTTCAAACTGCTCTAAATTATTCGTAGAGAAGTCTGTAATAGCAGTTAATGCTGAACTTTCAACCTCAGAAGTTGTTGCTGTACTTAAAGTTTTGTTGTAAAACACCTTCACGGTTGGTATAAGATAGGTGTACTCTGGATCAATCATTAGAGGGTCAACACCTAATGGCGTTCGGTCTGATATAGATGTCTTTATTTGTGCCTTCTTATTGCTAGTAGTTTGTAACGCACCAACAGGTTTCAATGCAATATACACTTTTCCGTATACTGCAGGATCAGCATCCTCGCCACCAAAGGCAGTCACGGATTGTATATCTGCATTTTCGGTAGTAATGATTCTTTCGTAATCGTTTTTAACGATAGCACGGTTTTGTGTTTGGAAATTTCTTGGTGCATTGAACTTAATTGATTGTATAGCTTCCTGATCGTTTCCACCAGATGCTGCATTGTTTGTTGTAATGGCAACCGAAGTATACGATACACCAGATAAATTTAAATTATCTACAGTAAATGTACTTGCACCCTCTGTATCTCCAGCATTACAAACCAAATATTCAATGATAACTATATTACCATTCTTTACAGGTTTGCCTAAAGTTCCTGGACTGAATACCACCTCATATTTTTTATCTGCAGATTCTTCTAAGAAGTAGACTGCTGAAGTGCCTGTTATCTGTTTGGTATTGGTTGCACGTATGTATTCTGTAGTGGTCGTATCTGACGCAGACTCTTGCACTGTAACTTTAATGCTTGAAGTATCTACGTTTATATTTGGTATAATGTATCGCTCTGGGTTCGATGCGCTTACAGTGAACCTGTGAGTCAGCGGTGTGCCTTCTTTGATGATTAGTGAAGTGCTGAATGTATTACTTACATTTACAACAGTCTTTGCTGTAGGAACAACATAGGTGTATGAAACATCATCTACCGTCGTGGTAAAAGTAGCATTACGTGGAATCGTGAACTGCGCAGTTGTATTTGCTATACCTGTAAATGTAAGACTAACATTCGCCTGAGAACCAATCGCAGATGAAGGTAGATACCCAAGTTCTTTAGCACGTGATACAACTGAGTCTCTTTGTTGAGCAGTATCCAAGAACATCTCATTCGCGAGCATATTTAAATAAAATGCATTATAATGAGTAT